ATTGAAGGAAGGTCCCATCCAGTTTATAGACACTTGGAGGAAGTCTAGGGATTCTGCATAACAATCATTGCAGCGAATTGGTATACGCCGATATTCGCAAATTGTATCCAGAGCTAGTCGCCCATGTCGAAGTATTCACTATAATAGTTTGCCCCGCCACCGCTGTACACACCAAATCCTGAGAAAAGGTGGTAGTCGTCGCAAGCGGCGTGACAATATTAACCGAAGTCGCCGTTGCCGTACCTGTATAGACAGGTGTGGTCGGGACAGTGCATCCCGCGAACACGGAAAGAAGAAATTGTCCACTTATAGAAAAAGTAAGAGTGTTGACAGAGCCAGTTACAATGGTCGCTCCCGTAAAAACGGGAGTGGCCCCAAATGCACTCGCCGGACCAACACCAGCTCCACCCGCCACGACCCTCTGCGAAAGCAGCGGATCGGAATTAATTTCAGGTTTGAACAAAGAGACATCGTACGATGCCCAAAGTTCGCCCAAAACTTGGCCGGTGGTGCCGGGCAGTCCGAGAGTAGCAATTTGGAAGGTGCCAAGGTCGTAAAAACGCGCGTCCTGACTAGCTGTCCCAGAAGACGAATTCGAACGCACGTAATACAACTTATTGGCCACTTGAGAAACGTCACACTCTACAGTATGTATTTGTGAACAAGAAGGTTTTGCTGAAACAGCAAATTGGGAATTTTCCATGTGAATCTTATCCGAATACGGATTTTCCAGGACGTCATAATTAGTTGCCATAATAACGGAACCCATTGGACCACCAGTATTGGTTTCACTCGTCAGCGTCCGATATTCGAACACCAAACCATTCATCCGATACTGTTGATATTGGACCGCCAATTGTGCCAACCAAGGGAAGGTAGACAACGAACCCGGATTTATCGTAAAAGACGTATTGGTAAAAATTGCAGGACTCGCCGGAACAAGAATGTCAGTGATATACTCACGATGACGCACTTGAGTCGACGTACCCATTATACCAAACGAAGGGATAGACTGGCCAGGGTCTAACGCCTTACCGACTTTCGACAGGGTGTTGGAGGTTACGGTGTAATCACCAAAACCTACCAACTGAGCAAGCTTGTTCCCCAACTTAGAACCAGCATACTTACCTACCGCTGAGACCGGAGCAAAACCTGGAGCGATC